CACCGTAGGGGGACCCGTGTCAAGGCAAGTGTTGATTTGCCTTGCGGGCAGTAGTGGGGAGGAATTTTGGGGTATTTGCGGGGAGGGGTGGAGCCTCGGTTTGGGCCGGCCCTGTTTTACCCGCCTCCCTCCCCCGTCGCTGGCGTCGGGTACCTTAACCCATTGATTTTCCTAGCATTTCCCTCCCCCTCCCCTCGGAGCGGATGCTGCTAAGTGTCTGATTCTTCTGCGAGTTCGCCTTCGATCATTGGCGGCGCATTGGTGGCGGCTTCCAATGCGGCGCGCAATGCGTCGCGCGCTTCCGGCGCTAGCGCCCTGCTATCGATAACAAGCGAAGCCGTTTGGATCGGGCCGCCGTCCTTTCCGGTTAGCTCGATAGACTGTTTTGATTGCGCTGCATAAGCGCCCGGATTCAGGCGTTCCGCGTACCATCTCATTGAATCTGAATAGAGTCGGGCCGCAGCAACCGTTGCGCCGTCTATCGGTTCACCGGCCAAGACTCGCGCGTACAGCTCACGCGGCACGGTGGCGGCTTGCGTAAACGCGTGTTCGGCCAAAGCGCCTTTTGCGCGTGCGAGAATTGCAGCGAAAGAGGGATTACTTTCTGCCCATCTATAAACAGTAGCCCGATACAAGCCTAAAGCGTCACAAGCTTCCGTTACCGTCATCCCTTCCGCCATTAGGTCCAAAATCTTCTTTCCAGTCTCTTCCGTGTATGTGCTAGGCCTTCCTGTTTTAAGGATAGCTTCGGGCGTTCGCCTTTGGGCTTTTGCTAGTGGAAGATTAGCCGCCAAGGCTTCGCGCAATTCAGCGCCACTATGCCGCCGCATTAGCGCCTTCTCTTCCGGCGATAGCTTCCGCCCGCCTTTCTTGGCCGCCTTCACTGGCTTTGCGGCTTGCGCCTTTTCCGGCCCGCTCATTGGCGGCTACCTTTCCAGCGCCCGTCTATATCTTGCGCGCCGTTCCATTCCGCGCCCGCCTCAGTTTCCGGCCTTGCAAGCCGATCCGCCACATAGGCCGCCGCCACAATAGCCAGCGGCAAGACGCCGAACAAGGCCAAGGCTAAGTAAACCGCCCAATCCATAGATTCCCCCACGATTCCAGTGGCTTTGATTGTACCACATTGGAATCGCTAGCCAAAGCGCCAAGGCCAAAAAGAACAAAACGCGAAAACGCCGCCCATGCCACGCAAATCAATTTTCCAGCCCACGGTGACGGCGCGCGCCCGCGCCCGCCAGCGGCCTTCTAAAAGGCTTTTGAAGCTATGTCGGAAAATTGACACGAAAAGCCGGGCTGAAAAAGCGCTTGCATGAAATATTTGCAGGCGTTATAAGAATGAACCGCGCGCGCGCGTGCGTTCTTTAGAAGGGGAAAAGCGATGGCTAAACTGATCTATTGGGTGGCAAGGCACGAACACGACAGCCAATGTTATTCGATCATTGCTAAGACTAAGAAAGGCGTAAAAGAGCAATTGGAAAACATTTGGAATCCCGAAGCTTACGGCCCGATTGAAAAGCGAATGATCGAATATCAGGATGCGTTCGATCTGTTTGATTGGGTGACAAGCGAAGGCGGCGGGCGCGCATCAAGCGGCGTGCAAGTGTGACGTTTGGCTAGTGCGGGCGCCACGCGCGCCCGTATCGCCAAGCGCCAAGCCCGCGCTTGTTAGCAATGGGAGCAAGCTTATGAAATTTAAACCCACAATAGACGTTTGGGCGCTTGCGCCTTCCGAACGGGCCGCAATCCAGCCCGGCCAATGGGTGAAGGCCGGGCCGAACGGGCCGCGCGGCCAATATCTCGGCCAAAGGAAAGGCGGCTCTGACGTGGTGGCGTGGCAAGGGCGCCATGCGTTCGCCGCCGCCCGGCGCGCTTTGCGCTTGTACGCAATCGCTAAATAATGGGAGCAAGAGCAATGGAAAACTATATCAGCAACGGGCCGGGCGGCTTGGCCTTTGTAGGGCCGGAAGCCGTGAACCTATTTGGCGCTATTGCGCTGAAAAGCGCGCTTGTCGGTTACGCTAAATTCAAAATGCAGCCTAACCGACACTATACGCCGACGCGCATGTTAGAAGCCGCCGGGCGCATTGTGGGGCGCAAATACAAGCGCGGCGAATATATGCAGGCCGCCAATGATTTAGCCGCGTGGATTGTCACGGCGCGCGCCGCAATTGAAACAAGGGGCGCAGAATGACGGGCGCCACAATGGAAAGCGCGCGCCACGCCTTTGCGGAAGCATGCGCCCGCGCGCAAGCCGCCACGGCTTCCGGCCAATTCGCCAAGGCCGCCGGATATTTAAACCAAGCCGCCATGCATTATCAGGAATTGAACCGCATGCGCGCCGCTATTGAAGCAATGAAAGGAAAAAGCCATGGATAAGCAATTTGGAAGCCTTAAAGAAAAGATTGCGTTCGAAAAGGCCGAACGGGCCGCCCGTTATGCCGCGTTTGAAACCATATGGAATGAAGCTGTCGCCGCAGGATATGCGGCGGGCGACCATATGACGCCGCGCCCCATGGTGGTGAAGGACGGATTCACGGGCGCCACGGTTGATTATGTGACGGAAGGCCTTTGCGGCTTTGCGTGGGTGAACGTGAAAGGCGCACACAAAGGATTCGGGCGTTGGCTTATTCAAACAGGCCGGGCGCGGCGCGCTTATTATGGCGGCGCTGAAATATGGATTAGCGCGCATGATCAAAGCTATGAACGCAAGCTAAAGCACGCGCAAGTTATGGCTTACGTTTTGAAAGAAAACGGCGTGGAATGCTACGCTAGCGGGCGGCTTGATTAATGGGAGCCGAAGCAATGAGAACGGATTGGAAAGTAACAAAGGACAGCGCGGCCCCGCCCGCGCGCCGCTGGCGGCTTGATTACCGGGCCGCCGGGCATGGCTGGCGGCTAATGTCAAGCTATCCTACGCGCAAGGCCGCGCTTACGGTTGGCTTCTTAATGCGCGAACGCGGCGAAGCCATATCTTGGCATGGCGGCCCGATTCGCATGGGAATTGCGCTAGTGGATTCCTGCGGCGTGATGGATTGACGTTTGGCTAGTAGGGGCGCCGCGTGCGCCCGTATCGCCAAGCGCCAAGCCCGCGCTTGTTAGCAATGGGAGCAAAAGCTATGCAAAACAGAATCTACAGCCTAGATTCAGCCAAAGCCGTAAAAGCGCAAGCCTTTGGCTATCTTAACGCGATCCATTATCTTGCGCCCGGCTCATTGTCGGGCCGCAATTTATGCGCGCACGCAAGCCCGGCTTGCTTATCGGCTTGTCTCGGTTGGTTTAGCGGCCAAGCCGCCATGGTGGCAAATGACGCGGAATTAAATTCCGTGCGCGCTAGCCGAATCGAAAAGGCGCGGCGCTTTTTCGAAAGCCGCTCGGCTTATATGTATGACATGGCCTTGGCTACAGCGCTAGCCTATCGCAAGGCGAAAGCGGAAGGCCTTAAGCTTTGCGCCCGCCCAAACGGATCAAGCGACATCGCTTTTGAAGGCGTAGCGGTTGAATTAGACGCGGCGCAAGCCGCCCGCATCGCGCGTATCGTGCGGCGCCCAATAGCCGCCGGGCGCTATCGCAATCTCATGGCGCTTTTCAGTTGGATTCAATTCGTGGATTACACGAAAAACGCCGCGCGCATGCGCCGCACCCGTTCGCCGCAATGGCCTAAAAACTATAGCTTAACTTTTAGCCGTTCTGAAACGAATGAAACGGAAGCTTTTGCGCTATTGGCGGAAGGCTTCAATGTGGCGGCGGTATTTGCGGGCGGCCTTCCGCGCCGTTGGAACGGCTTTCGCGTTATCGATGGCGATAAACACGACTTGCGTCACCTAGACCCACGCGGAGTCGTTGTTGGGCTTACACCTAAAGGGCGGAAGGCCAAGCGCGACGCATCCGGCTTTGTGATAACGGATTGGGCTAAATCCAAAGCGCCCGCCAAGCGCCGCGCTATGGCGATTGGCGAATGAAAGGCGCAGCGCGCTTTCTAATCCGGGCGGCGCTTTTCGGTTGCTTCTTCTTTCTATGGCTTGCGTGGCGATATTTTCTAAGGCCGCGCGCGCCGCCCAAAGGACACTAAACCAAGCCCTCGCACCACGGTGCGGGGGTTTTTTGTTGCGCGCGCAACGAACCCAAATGTTTTTTTGGGTTCCCGAAATTAAATCGCCACGATTTATTTACCGGCAATTTTTTTGAGCGAGTTTTTAAAGTGGACCGATGGACCAAATGCTAATGGACCAATGGACCGATGGACCAAATTAAGAAAATCGACTGGACCAAATATCCGCCCAGTCGGACCCCGGCTTTTCGGGAAACATGACCTCACATGTTTTTTTAAATTGGACCGAAAGCCTATTTGCTAACTGATAAGCTTTAGATTGGCCCGTAAAGTTCAGATCATTGTCAGCGTAGATCACGATATGGACCGCCTCGGGGGGAGGGGACCATTTAGCCAGCATAGTCCCATTGATGGCCGCCCATACTGGAATGGACCGATGCATGAGCGACGCCGCCATGGCTGTCTCGATCCCCTCCGCAATGCCCATTGTCTCCTGAGCTTTCCCTAACCGAATAGCGGACCCTTCAGGCAATGGACCGCGCATCGTTCGTTTCACCGGCTCACAGTTCGCCTTACGCCCGTCCTCGGTAAGAAACGTACAGTGAAGATTAGCTGCCCGGCCCGATGGACCAGCAATCATGCAAACCATGGCCGGCATCCTCGTGCCGGACGATGGGTTCCATAATGCAGGATGCTCTCTAAGGCTATTAGAAGACCATAGAAGCCCTACCCTCGTTTTTAGGTATCTACCCACCGGAGACGCTTCTGACGGGCGTCTGCAAGCCTCCCAGACGGCCTGCATGGCCTTCCTATCGCGATCCTCTTGCGATGGACCGATGGGGCCATCGTTTAGGGTCACGTTTAGCATGGCCGCAACCTTAATCCGCGCTTCCTTGAAAGAAAGGTTCGCGAGCCGACCAATCAGGTCGAACCCGTCGCCGTGGCCGCATTGATTGCACAGCCACGATCCAGTTCCTTCTCGATCATCGAAACGGAACCGATCCTTGCCGCCACACATCGGGCATGGACCGTGGGCGCGAGGGTTTACGGGCGGGTGGTAGCCATAGGCGGGTAAAATGACCCGCCACTGGCCGCGCGTCACATCGGTAATTCTCACGCAGCACCCTTTGCCTTAGCTCGAGCTTTAGCGCGAGCGATGTTCCGGTGCTTAATCCACGATGCGGTGGACGGCGACACGGAAACTGCGGGCATTGGCTTAATCGTGGGCGCAACTCCGAATTTATCTTTGTAGGAATAATAGGCCCACCCGTCAGCATATCCCTTGTCTCGCGAATGGCGCAGTAATTCGGAATAAAAATCCAATTTCTCTTTCATGGAATATTTCGAGGCTTTTAATTTTTTGCCGCGTGTTAATTCCAGCAATTCGCCGGCATCGTTTTCGATTTGATTTTTAGCCTCTGGCGTAAATCCGCATGCAGGACACACCCGGACTTTTGGCGGCTTCACGAAAGCGCATTTCGGGCATTCCTTGGGAAGGATCGTCGGCTTCTCGCGCGCCACATTGGATTTTTGACCATCGTCTAGCTCGTCGTGGTGGATATCAGTCACAAAGCCAAGCCGCAGCGTCGTGTCGCTATGGTCGAGGATCAGGCAGTAATCCTTGCCCGGCGCAGTGCGAAGCCCACGCCCGATGATTTGTGTGTAGAGAATTTCCGACTTGGTGGGGCGGGCAAGGATCAGGCAGCGCACATCCCAATCGACGCCCGTGGTCAGGACGCCGACGTTGCAGACGATTTTAATCTCGCCTGATTTGAACTTAGCCGCCACATCGCGCCGCTCGTCCTTCTCCGAATAGGCATCGACGTAGCCTGTCGCCACGCCCGCAGCCTCAAACTGGCTCTGGATATGTTTTGCGTGAACGCGATTCACGGCGAAGCACAGGGTCGGGCGGTTCTGCCCCTTCTCCAGCCACGTCGAGACTATGTCCGCAACCAGCGCAGACTTGTCCATCGCCTTCCCGAGGCCTTTGGCCTCGTAATCGCCCAACACCGTCTTCACGCCGCGCAGATCAGGATGGGACGGCGCGAAAACTTTAAAATCGGAGAGGTGACCTTGGTCGATCAGTTCCTGCGTGGTTACGCTGATGATCAGATCGTCCCAAATCTTCCCCATGCCCTTCGCCCACGGCGTGGCAGTCAAGCCCACGAATGGAACGTTCTTCCAATCGGGAAGCGCCATCCACCGCTCATAAAGCTTGAACGAGACATGACACTCGTCCACGATGACCAGATCGACTTTCGGAATGTCTCGCCGGTTTAGCGTTTGGACCGAACAGACTTGGACCGGCTGATCGCGATCCGTCAGTTCATGGGCGGCCTGCATGACGCCAACTTCCAAAATCCCATGCCGCGCGAACCGCTCGACAGTCTGGTCGATCAGTTCCAACGCAGGCACGGTGAAGATTACGCGCTTACCCTTCTCGCGAGCCATGCGGACGATGCTCGCAGCTACCTCGGTCTTTCCCGATCCGGTTGGGGCTTGGATGACAGGCCGCTTTTTGCCGCCAAGGAGTGACCGCCTGAGCTTGTCTATCGTTTCCCATTGATAGGTGCGTAATTCCATAGCTCAAGCCCCCTTCTTAAGCTGGTCTGTGCCTATATTAATAGTATTATATATATCCAGTGTACTCCCCTTAGATTCATCCCTTGGCGGCTGTTCCAGTGTTCTAATACTCTTACTCTTACTCTGGGCTAGCACCCCGCTAGCGGAGCGATTGCATGATGCTAGCACCGTGCTAGCATCCGCAAAGAATCCGGCTTCAACTAGAGGATTGAGAGCCGCCAGAAAATCGTCCTCAGACATGCGGATGCGGAACGCGATCTCGACCACACGACCTGAAACTATGCCTTCTGGATTTTCGCTAGCTAACAGCCAAAGCATTGGTGCTAGCGCCTTGCTAGCAATTGGCAGGCGATGGAAATCGTAATCATCGAGCAAGCCACGATAGAGCTTGATCCATGGCGGCCTGCGGTTGCCGTAATGTTGGAATTGGTGCCAGTTTTTCGCTTGAAGGCAAATTTCCATAGTCAGACCACCATCCGTTGTGGTTGATCCGACGCCTGACCCGCGATATATTGCTGGCGCAAACATCGGAACACCGCCATGTTCCGTTTACGCCCCGGTGAAGTTGACGCTTCGCCGGGGCATCTTTTTAGACTACCTCATTTCTGGAGGCGTTTCAACTTGAGGGCAAGGAAAGCCATCTTGGGGATAGCCTTCGTTCCACTGAGCCACCAATAGATCGTCCGCTCCGTAACGCCAAGATATTCAGCGGCTTCCCTGTTGAGAAGGTTAAGCCGCCAAAGCATTGTACGGAGCTTTTCAGCGTCTTCTTCGTAGCTCATGCCATGCTCGCGACGATATAGTTGAGTGCAAGGCGGTGCGTATAGTATTGGCCAATATCACCTCGCGGGGTCATGGCCTGATAATTCTCTCGCTCGCACTTTTTGACCCAGCCGATCACCGAGCCGTTGTAGGTAATTTCAGTGATGCCATCGTCCCCACGCTCGCATGTCAGGGACAGGGCGGCATTTGAATTGCCGACCTTTGCCGACCCGATACCGTCGATGACAATTCCGCACATGTCTGCGATGTGTTTCGGTAATTCCATAGCTTTTCTCCATTTATCGAGAATGAAAACAATACATGAATAAAATACATTTTCAACTGATTTTTGATTTAATTTTTCGTTCGTTTTTCTGTAGCCATTTCAATGTGTTAAGCGCGGCTTCCAATTCGGGCAGCCACGATTCTTTCATATCCAATGTGCTGGGGTCTCGTTTTTTCTTTGAGACCAAATCGCGCAAAATATCGATGTGCCCTTTCAAATTAATGACGGCCCGCTCCACCGCTTCAATTTGAATATCCAACGGTACTTTCATCGTCTGCCTACAAATGTAGTCGGCCCGGTTGAGTTCTGGTGAAACAGATACCAGCAGCAGTTGTCCATGCCGGTGTTCTTGGACCCCTCAATCCACTTCACCCGGCCAACAGACACAATCATGCGGCAGATATTCAGGTAGCCTTTGGCTTGGCCTGTGTGCATCCAGTCGGCGTCAAACAGCAGCCACGTAGGCCGCAGCCGTGAACACCGCTCAATAATCTGATGCAGCACGGGCCGATCCCATGGCGGGTTTGTGATGATGAGTTCAGCCCCGTTCAGGTCCGACTCGTCAATCCATGAGGCGTCGTGCTGACGGATACCTGATGCCAGCGGGCGCACGTCAAAAGCTGACACGCAGTGCAGAGCATGGTTCTCCAAGTGCCCGGCCAACACGCCCGCGCCAGCGCAAGGTTCACAGAACGTCTGGCCCCGTGTCAGGAACGGGACCAGAGCCATGACAGCCGATGCAGGGGTTGGGTAATAGTCTAGCTTGACCCGTTCAAAGTCAGACCTTTTCCCCATCTTGCCCCTCCAGAGCGGCTCCGGCTATGCAGAAATAATCCGCTTCTGGCGACATGGGATGGGTCGAGCGTTTGCGCGAAAGCTCCATCACGATCCGCAGCGCCGCTTCCAGTTGCTCAATGCGGTCGGCTGCTTCACGCGAATCTGCAACGGCGACTTGCCAGTCGGTCGAAAAACAATGATCACGCAGCCGCTTCACAAGATCGTCAGCCATCTTTCTTCTCCCCTAGTGCGGCACGGGCAACAAACTCATGCCACAAGTCATGCTTGACGATGAAGATGTCACGTAGCTCTAGCAGCTTCTCCAGCGCCTCAATGCGGTCAGCGGCATCGTGCAATAGATAGTAAGCATCAGACATAACGCGCAGCTTGCTTGTCCGCAGCCGCTTCACAAGATCATCAGTCATCAGTTAATCCTCCCTCAAATGAGGAACGCCAATCTCTGGCGGGTATTCAGGCTGTGATCTATGCGCCAACCGACGCGCCATTTTGAGTTGCTGCTCTAACCTTTTGACTTCAGCTTCCAGTTGCTCAATGCGGTCGGCGGCTTCTTTTGTGTCGCCAATGCTGGCCGATAAGCCAAACGCAACATCATCGCGCAGTCGCTTCACAAGATCATCCATCTTTCTTCTCCCCTAGTGCAGCATCAATGAAGTCACCGACTTCATACAAATCCAAATTCCCTGCATCTAACTCGTAGATCATGTCGTCAAGTTTCCGCAGCGCCGCCTCCAGTTGCTCAATGCGGTCGGCAGCTTCGCGAATAAACGAACTTTTACCTTCGTCATATTCGTGGAACACGCGCAGCCGCGCCACCAGATCATCAGCCATGTCTTCCCTCCAAAACATCCATTATTTCTTTCTTTAACTTTTCTATTTGAAGCCGGGCCTCCGTTCGTAAGACGCAATCTTTCGTGACAAAATCCTCCAAGCGGTTATTTTGAACTAGCAATTC